GTTGAGTGCCCAGTCAGGGTAATTGCCCTGCAACACAGGATTTATATACACCTCTGGACCATAAATGGTAGGGATACTTAATAGGCCGCTGGGCACAAACTGTGGCTGCACAGAATCCACAATGTCCACGTCAGCACGGGCCAGCGCCTGTGCATCCACAAACACTGCTTCAACTAGGTCGCCGCTGGCACGTTCAATTGCATAGCTGGATGGTTCTGCCGGAAACTCTGTGGTTTCTGCTGCACTGAGTGTGACCTTGGCACGACCAAATTGAGCATTGATTATGACCATTTCTTTTTCAATCAGCTGTTGATTGCCAGCCAGGTTGATCAGTCTAAACTTCAGGGCTGAACCTGTGATATTCACGGGTTTTTGATCTTGATTCACAAACTCAAACAAGATCACATTATCAACACCTTTGTTGACGGTTAATTTTTTTGCATACACAGGATCCCACCTCCGGTCAAAATAAGCGCCGCTGGTATCTACTAATAAAATTCGCTGAACTTGTTGATAAAGATAAACAGGGGTTGAATACATAGGACGCTCCAAACAATATTTACCTAAGGAGCCTTGGTATAAATATCCAAACTAATACTATATGGGCAAAGACTTATTTCAAAAACTAGCTGACAAATATCCGTTTATCACTCTGTGCGTTTACGCCAGCAATGAATATGTGGGAATTGTGCAAAACAGAGATGATGTTATCACCACCATCTATGACTTTGGAACTGTCAAAGATTCAGAACAAAAAAGGCGTTATCTTGATCTGGCCAATACCTGGTGGTGGGAAAGCAACAGAAGCATTCCTATCAACATATTCCTGCGTGGAGAATGGGATGAATTTCGCTTGTGCCTCCGAACATTTGTCAACAAAGATCTGGAAATCCTGCACGGTCCTGTGTGCAGCCTAAATGACATTGCTCGCAGAAAAGGCAAGAGAAAATCAATTACTCTTGTGAGACGACTAGACTAACAGATTCATATGCAAGGCTACCAGGGCCGCATATCCTAGAGCATGTGCTTTCTTGAATGTGTAGCCTCGACTGGTGTCTCCGTCCCAGACTGAATCAAACACCGTGAGCCAATCTAACCCCTGTAGGTGCGCCTTGCCTGGACGTATGATTGATATAAATGCAGCCATCCTGGGTATGCTGTCAGGTCTCATGATTTCAAGTAAATGTCCATAATTGCCCACGTGAACCAACTGGCAGGCCCATTCAGGATCTTGCCATAGTCTTGCCCAGGATGGTGCAGCAGCAAGCACAGCTTCGTAGTGCTCGGGATTCTGAATCAACTGATACACACTCATGTTTAGAAAGTCCAGTTTGAAGTAGCCCCGAGATTCTGCTGACTCGTAGTCTATGGCAGCACAGTGGTTGATAGGATCTTGTGGAATGTCTGTGACATACACTCCAGAATTGTGACGTCTAGGTTTTCCATCTGTGATCTGTCGTGCAGGTGTGTGCTGAATCAGTTTCAGCACATGTTCGCGATCAGCAAAGTCAATGTCAATATCTGCGCTCATACTGTACACAAGGCCACAACGGTTTTCAATTGCTGTTCAGCTAGACGCACAGCGTCCAGTGCATCTGCCACAGCTGGATGCTTTTGTGCCAGATCCTGGGCTGCTCTCTCTTGTGCCATCTTTTTTAGCGCCCACCCAATTGCTTCGTCAGCCATGGCAGTAAGACCCACACTAGATGTGCCGCCAATGGCAAGCCAGGCATTGCCATCATACACCTGTGTTTGATTGTTGTGGTATCGCACCAGGCCAGCACTGGCAGCGCCTGGACTGATGTATGGTCCATTAGCAGGGCTTGATACTGTGATATATGGACTTGTTCCGTAAATATTTGTGATCATGTTACCATCCTGCTTGTTTCAAAATGTTCTTGGCATAGGCCTGATCCTGAGGTCTATCCTGAAATCGCTGTTGCCAGGCATCGCTGTCAATATAGGGCCAGATCATGGCAACCTGTGTGGCATCTAGTTCGCTCAGGAACTTCTGCCCCGATTCTGAATTGTAAATCACCCAGGGACTTATTCTGCCTGCGGTCACAGCATAGCACAACACATTGGTGTTGCCATATCTCATGCAATCATGTGCAGGGCTGGCATTTTTTTCCGACCAGTCCATGCCAAACTCTATGGCTCGTGTGAGTGCATCATCCACTGCTTCTACTTTTAGATGATCCACTAGATATTCAGTATACACCTTGTCGCTGCACCAGTGATCGATTTTGCGATTGTGTTTCAACAGCCAGGCCATGAACTTGTCTGGATTGATCACTCGTGTGTTCACACAATAATGTCCAAACTTCACAAACGCACGATAATAACTGCTTTCACAAAAGGTATCGTGTGTTTTGTTTCTGGCAGATCCTGCCATGCTTTCATAAAAGCGTATGTAGGCCTGGAACCCCAGTCTTGGCCCCGGTTCGTCGCGCTCGCGGCGCCGGCGCTTAGGCTCGCACATGTGCGCTTGGATAGAGGTTTCTCTCACAAACTCTTTTTTACAATATTCGCACACATGAGTCATGCTGATTACTTCGTGGTGTTGCCTGCGTCTCGATTGTATGAGTCCAGTTCTTTCTGTGTGACCAATTGTGCCATTAGGTCAATTTCGTCATCCTTGTAGGTAGGATAGATTTCCATCAAGGCACGGCGCTTGGCACTGAGTCCTGCCGTCTTTTTCTTGGGAGCGATCCAGGGATGTCTCATGGATCCCATACCTGGACTCATGGCTGTGGCGCACAACCATTGCAGTTTGGGATGACGACCTATATCAAAAAAGTGCTTGTTGAGATAGTGGTTGCAGCTCTGCACATAGTATTCTTGCAGTTCCTGAGCACCTTCCACTGCCGAACCCCAGCGCAGCATCAAGAACGTGGAGAATTTCTTGCGCTCATCGGAGTCAAGTTCGTCATAGAAGTGTCTATTCTTGACGTCCAGTTGTCGCATCTCGTTTGAAATGTGTAGTTTATCCATGAATTCTTTCAAATTGATACACTGGCCACCCTACTTTTAGACTCAAGGTTCTGGGTAAAATTTGTTTGAGATACAATTGATAGCCGAGATTTTCCATGGCTGTCACTATCATGCTTTCATCAATGTTCATCACAATCCCGCAGGTCTTTCTGCCCGACACAGTGTGTCGCATGCCCGGTTCATTGATCGATTCTTTGACCCATTTTAAAACCTGTCCTGGATTATCGATCAAGATGCTTTGAGGGTTGCACTGATTGACCAATTCTTCCAGTAGCAACAACGGTGCATGACTATGATAAATTACCCCTAGCACTATGGCCACATCCACATGCCCAACTTGGCCTAGATCATAGTGCATGTCCCCGAGCAATACATTGCATGACTTCAATTTGGGGTTCGATCGAAGCCGGTCAACTGATTTTTTTCTTGCTTCAATCATGACCAGTTGTTGAGGCTGATGATTCATGATGCGTTCACTTATCCATCCGTCAAACGGCCCAATTTCCACTACAGACTTATTCTTGCACATATGCAAAAAAGTATCATCAAAGTATTGCCAGACATCCTGTCCAGGAACAGTAGTGACAAAATCTGAAGTATTGCTCATGTGGTCTTGCTCAGTTGATAGATCATTATAGCACGTTCCAGAGCATCCTGTAAAGCAGGATTGGTCTTGGCAGCTCGTCGAATATTGCCCCACAGCTGATCTTCTCTCATGTGCTCAACCAGTGGACGCCCATCTGTTGTACGATGGTCATAGCCCACTACTTTGCGTTCAGTGGTGCCAAACTCTCTCCTGAACACTGTGTCGCCGTTGCGTTCGTATATGTAGGTGGCGCCTGGGTTGAGTTGTCCCATGTTACCAGGCCTTGTTGTAGTCCACGATCTCACAGTTGCGACTGACATCTTTCACAAAGTACACACAGTCAGGTTGTTCAGCATCGTTGATGGGCACACACAGCATCTGTCCATTCTTGAGTTTGGGCGCATACCAGGACACTTCTTGGTAAACATCAATGATCTCAATGGGTGGAAAACTGGGCCGAAAGCTGCTGAGAGGATTGAACTGGAATACATTGAAGCCGCGATCATTGATACTGGTCAAGGGCAGCATTTCCAGATCGCCCAGGTCAGGTTCACCAATCAAAATTTGCCAGTCTACAGGCATCTTGATTCTGGCATCGCCTATTTGTAGTACCAGGGCCGGTGCGCTGAAGCTTTCTAAAAATATCAGAGGTATGTAATGATAATCTGGGTCCAGCGGGTTGCTGTTGTCCAGGATGGCAAAACGCATGTCATCCACTTCGTCGGGCAAATGATCTAGATCATAGGGTTTGTTGTCAAGAGTTAATATACGCATGATTTTATTATATACAGTTTGTCAACTAAAGTCAACCGTTGAGAGTATGCGAACAACTTCATCAGCCATTCTTTTCTGCCATACAGGATCATCGGTATGAAATCCCGGACTCATTTTAAAACCCTGGTAGGTGGCCAGATTGGTACATTCATGCTGGGAAAATTCTCCCAGTAGATCCCTGACTTCGGAACTTGACGGATATGGCAACACGGCCAAGTTGTTGAACAAACAGTTCAAAGAATAGGCAAAAGGCAGGCTACGCAGCCGGCATTCCAACAACATACATCTGGCCTGTACGCAGGCCTTGAACAGCAGCATCTGTTCATCTGCTGTGGCCAAATAGTAATCCACTGCCAGTCGTTGGTCTGCAGTTAGATCCTGATGTGCATTAGTTGTCCAGATTCTTTTGCTGTGATCTTTTTTGGTGTCTAGTTTAAATTCAATTCTGTTGGATATAGTGAATCCTAGTACCACAGCATCTGGTTTTAACTTTAGTCCTTCAAAAAATTTCCAGGCAATTATTCCGTTACTAGATCCTGAAACAGCATGCATCAAGATCTCGTATTCAGGCAACATTTCGCTCCAGTGCTGTCCTGGATAATTGGCATCAGGGCGCATGAAACTATCCCCTACCACTAGCAACTTCTTTTTCATTTGATTGTCATCCATTCCAACTTCTCCTGTGTGAAGTTGTATTTGGCTTCTCGGTAGAACTGCTTGCGCTTGGTCAGATGGCGCTTGGCAAACTTGCAGGTACTGGTTATGTCCCAGATTTCCACATGATCCTTGTCTTCGGCTTTTCTAATACCACGTCCAATACTCTGTATCACACGCACAAAGCTCTTGCCCGGCTCTACCAGCACAAGATTAAAGATGCGTGGTATGTTGATGCCCACAGCAGCCACGCCATATGTGGCCACAATGATCTTGTCTGTAGCATCTGCCACCTGATTGTATTCTTCCTGTCGGGCCTTTGACTTGGTGGCACCAGACACAAACACTGCTTTGTCCCCCAGCCGTTCTACCAGTTGTCGTCCACATTCGGTTCTGTCTACCAGCACCAAGGTGTTGCCTGTTTCATTTACCTTGCGTATCAGTTCTGCCATGGTGTCCAGTCGTCCAGACTCTTCCAGTAGGTATTTGAGCTCGCTCTGATAGTCCCGGTACTCCACATGATCTACCAGTTGCACAATGTTCACATGGCACTGCGCAAGAACACCTGCGTCTTGCAAGGTGCTGGCACTGAGTTGACTGACCACTGGGCCCAGACTGACCAAAAGAGCCTGGCTTTCAAACAGTTCTTTTGGCACTGTGCCGGTCAGTCCCCATCTCAAGGGAATCTGACTCATGGCTCCGGTCAGCAGAGTCTTGAGTGCATCAGCCTTGGCCATGTGGACCTCATCCACAATCACGCACACCACATCTTGTATGAACTCATGGATAGTTATTTCTGCTTCACCGCTCTTGGTCAGCTTCATCATGTTGTTGAGACTCTGCCAGGTGCATATGGTATGCTGACGATTGTATTCTTTGCGATCGCCAAAGTAAACACCCACATCCAGGCCCATGTTGATGTAGTCTTGCTCGGTCTGTGTCACCAGACTCTTGTTGGGCACAATCACAATTGAACGACCATACGCACTCACAGCATCACTTAGAGCTGCTGTGATAATGGTCTTGCCTGCACCTGTGGCCACTTCTTGTATGCACTGCGGATTGGTTAGAAACTGGTTGATGATTTCCACTTGG